TCACCAATAAGATGCCTCCCAACAATTCTGGTCATATAAACTCCCACATTTTGGTGAGTTATTGGCTTGAGCAATTCATCAGTCAAAGCGTTATGGTCTACCACTTCATAAGAGCAGATTCTATAACCTTTAAGATATGTGCTCCTTCTAGTGCGATTGCAGATAGCATTAAATTTCTTGTCTTTTGACTTTTCACCTTTAACCAAATATATGCTGTTTGGTTCTAATTGGTTCACAAAACCACTAGTATGATCAGTCGTCAGAAGCTGATTTGTAGCTCTGCAAACCCTATAAATTATATCTGTAAGCTTCCTGTTGGTGAAACTACTACCTGAACTTAAAAAATCTTGACTGTTTTTACAATAAATAGTGCAGTGCTGTATGGAACAATCTTTACCCTCAAAAAGATAAACTATACCTGAAGTAATATAAGCAACTTCAAATGGTCCTGTTTTTTCTTGCTCCTGCGAAACCAACCAAGATTCTCTCACATGTTCACCACGTTTGTAGATGTAATTAGCTTCAGATAATCCAATGTAGCCGGAATTCAGCAGGCTAATGTAAGACTCTTGTACTAACTTTCTTTCTGAAGAATTACGTTGCTGAGCTGGTTTCGATACTACAGCAGTAATTCTTTCATGTATACTAACACCGTTTATGATTATGGATTTCAAATACTCATGTAAAACAGTTCTGTTAACATTACGGACTTGGCAGTTGTCGAAGAACCCACATATGGCTTTAAGTGCTTTAAAACTGGTGTGCAAGTCATGCCTGTCACTGTCAGCAGCAAGGTCCATACCGATAGAACTAAAATTAAATTTCCTTTTGAGAGTACAACGAGTGTAACCAGAGTCATCATGCAGAGTACCTGCTACTGCTAGAAAACAGTTGTTCGGTGTTATTCTAAATGGCGCATTTGTATAAAAGAATAATCTTTTTCTGTGCATGGATGTCAATGCTTTATGAGCTTGGAATATACTAGTATTTAACTCAGCTAAGTACAGCATTTTTTCTTCCACTGTAATGTCACCTTTAGCTTTGGCTACTAATGATGGCAAAGACTCCAACCTGTCTATTACAGTTTTAGGTAGATTTTCTTTAACATATTGAACATCATCTTCAAGGCATGACGGGTTTGTTATTTTACCGCAGTTACTCAATGAATATCCTGATACTAACAATAACACTGTAAATAAAGGGTTTGTAACTGGCTCTTCATCTAAAGGGTACTTCAACTCCTTAAAGAATATTGTACTATTCGGAGAAGGTGCATCATTGAAGACCATTTCATTTAGTGTCAACAAATAAAATGTAGCCAGCCTGTCTCCGTGGAAGTTTGCCTGAGCAATTTTGCAAGCATAATCGGCACCAAAATTGTATGTGTCTATTTTATTCTTTACTTCTATCAAAGCATCATGCAGAGTAAAATAGTCTTTGCTGTTGTCCCAGTCTTCTTGTTCATCTGGCAAGTTATCATCAATATCCAACTTAGTGTAGATATATGAATCAAAAAAGTCTTTAGGTATGCAATTAGATCTAGAACCAACCATTCTGTTCACATACAAGGTGATGGCGGCTGGGTTTTTCAAACTGTCTATGTAAGCTCTCTTCTTGTAATTTAAGAACATCTTGACTTTAAAAGAAACTGAATCGTGACTTTTGCCGAACATGTACTGTGGAGATTTAAAAAGCTCATTGAGAAAATTGCCATAGTTCTCTACATCAGCAATAAATGTTGCAAAATGCCTGTATGACATGAATTTTTCCAGACTTGACTTATAGTAATAACTTTTCATAGTAAACAATGCTCCTGAATTCAAAGAAGAAAAAAGAGCCTGTGTGCTTTCTGAATCTACTTTCTGACAGAGGTATAATGTAGGGTTTGAAAAGGAGAAATCTTTGTCTATCTCATCAAAATCAGCCATTGTCATTTCTTTACGTTGCCTTTTAGTAAAGTACTCAGCATACTCTTTAAATAAAAGATTTAAATTATGTGAGCCTACACCATAAGTCAGCAATATAGCAGGGGGAGCAGAGAAGAAACCACCTAGCTGGAGAGGCATCTGACATCTTTCAACTTCACCAAAAACCTTATTTGGGTCATTTATTTCATCTGGAAGCATGGAATAAATATTATAGACTAGGTAATTAGCTGCGAAATACAAAATAGGTATTAATGAACTAGGAACTTTCTTTTGAAGACAAGCCCTAACAGAAGAAAAGGCTGACAGTATGTCTTCATAAAAATTTCTATGTGAACATTCGGAAAAAATAGAATTTATCTGTCTGCAATACATTGGTATTTGTTCAGAATTTATATTATGCTCATTTATAAAGTCCAAATCAACTTCACTCATGAATGTTTTTTTCTCATTAAGCTGCAATGTGATTTGAGCCATAAAGTACTTATTGATTTCCATCCATGCGCATGGCAGTATATCCTTTATTTGTTTTACTTCTGAATCAGTCATGGTCATGTGGAAATTGGTGATATAACATTTCATTCCATCATCATTGTGAATGAAAGGCAACATTACAAAAGTGAATTTATCAGTTTCAAACTTGAACAAGTTCAGTACAGAGATTATATAGAACTGGAAAACTGCACAAACAAATGAAGATAAAAAGTTCATATCGCCCTGGAACCAGTTATGGACAACAGGGAACCAATTGCGCTGTTTCGAAGTTGTTTCTCTAGCTAATTCATTACTGACATCAGCATCAAGTAGACTGTAGTTACAGAGTCGGTACACAACATCAACAGGTAAGCATAATTTTTTGTTCATGTGTGTCATTAATACAGAAAAGAAGTAAGCTTTCTCCTGCGTGTGTATGTTACAATTCCAAGAGATAGTAACAAAGTACTTAACCATTAAATCACCTGCAGACCATTTAGACATATCATCAGAAGAAAAGACTGTGTGTGTTCGAAGATCATTAGCAATACCTTGATTTCGTATAGTCATTTCCTGAAACCTCATATCCACCATTCTTTTGATCTTTTTTTCTCCGCCTACTGAGATCCCTTCATAAATGTTAGTATGGCAAGATTCCTTATAAACTGTTTCTAGAGTCCAAAGCAGTATCTTAAACTCTAACATCATTTCATAGATCTCTCTGTCATAATATGATCTCTGTCCTTTATCCACCATGCCATGATAGTTTATAGCATTCGGCTCACATAATGTTAATATTTTGTCAACCAATTCAAGCATTGTCAACTCACCGGACAGTTTGCACATATCAATTAATTCATAAAGTCTTTCTCTGACAGGAACTCCTTTCATCACCACTAAATGTTCTAAATTTTCTTGCAAGAAAAGGATTTTTTGAGTTCTTGGTGTATTGTCTTTGACTTTCTTTGTGTCTTTATTTTGTGCGTCCTTTGTGAAACTAGATAGAACCTTTGCTTGTGTTATCTCCGGTAACAAACTCAAATAGTTCTTAAATTCTTCATATTTTATTTCATCTTCAAGCAAAATTTGATTTATAAATCTGAGGTCATTAGGATCTTTGACAGAAGTAAAGTCACTGAAACTCTCTGTTTTTTGCAACAAACGCTTTCTCTTTTCTTCGCAGGTCTCATCCACTTTAACACATTTACGGGTGCTAGTAAAGGTGTCTATACTAAAAACAGACCTTTTAAACCCGTGTTTTGTTTCGACCTTCTTTCTAAAAAACACATGAGCACTCGACTGACGTCTATAGTAACGCCACAAGCATACATTTAACCTATCTTCAGAAAGACTGAATTTGGTGTTGTCATTGGTTATCAAATTGTTGAAATTGTACATGTCTGAATAAACATAATCAGGCAAAGCACATCCAGGGTCTAAATCGAATTGTTTTGCCAATGTCAGTCTGTTATACTCTAGAGGCGTAGCAAACATACGGAATAATTTTGACGGTTTCCTGTGTAAATTCTTCGGACAGTGGTAAATAGCTGCATACACGTCATTCATACATTCTGTGTAATCATAACTAACATTTTGAGTCAACAAATTCCAGCATTCATACTTTTGGAAACCACCTCTAGTGACTTCATTTTTCTCAACTTCTATCATGCAATACTGTGCCTTTTTGAAAGAGTTAGCTATGCTTCCGACCATCTTTTTAACCTGGTGGATAAGATGTACGTCTAATAGTCTGTCAGGCAGATAAGGCACTTTCTCTTGTACAAAATCTTTATAAAGACAATATGATGAAGATGGTAAAGAAAAGAAATATTTGAACATTTCAAGAATGGATAATCGACTTAAATATATGTTTGTTGTAACAAAGAAAGCCCAGAACAAGCTATCGGCATTCAGATTACTAAATAGTTTCTTCTTTCTTATATTAAGTTGAGCACAATAAGCTATAAAACGTGGCACTAATTTACTGTAAGTTACCAACCTTTCTGCATTCAATCTCATAGGTTTTGATACTACAATAAACCCTTTGTCTGTTTGTAAATAACCTAGCACATTGGAACTATTTATTTCAAAGTCAAATTCTGACAAGTCTTGACATGCAATTAGCTCATACCAAACACCTTCACCTCTGTTCAAGTCTTCTAGATTATGCCCTTGCAGTATTAGCTGAAGTCTATTTCTGTTATTACTGTAACCAAGCCTAAGAGATTTCCGAAAGATAGTTTTTGACGATGCTAAACAATTGTCAGCTAGCCTTGACATTTCATAACAGGTCGTAAGTGCTTGTGAATTCAAAATTTGCTTCATGATATTGTCTGTTTGGGTGGTTTTATTTGGTGATATGTGATTGTCTTTGCTAAATGCTTTGAATGTCCTCTTCCATGTCTTTCTAACTTTCTCTACTGGTTCTGTTTTCTGTGATAAGAAATTTGTTACAAACTTGGCTTTAGTTGAAGACTTATTAATTGAGCGTTCATTTAGAAAATCTAGTTTAGGAATATCATAAACAGCCTCTTCTGTTTCACCTAGTGTGTCTAATTGTTTTTTCTGTTGAAGCCTGACATACCCAGTACCTACATGTGCCTTAGAGAAAATTGAAGAAACATCATTATGTGTTTTAAATGATGATTGCCCTTTTAACAAGAAGGTGCCTTGGTTATTTTCTACATGAATGCCTTGTGTTTGTTTCATTTTATTAAGTGTATCTTTGAGTTCAGAAGCATTTCTTTTCAAAACTTTGTCCCCGGGGTTGTTGGCAAGAACTACCTTAATCTGAGATTCAAAGTTATCTGCATTTAAACCATACTTTTGCATCAAAATGCTTAGTGTTCTTTTGTGTTTCCTTTCTGTGTTATTTCTACGTCTTAGCTCTTCTGCTGCCTTCCAATTCTCTTCACTTACTTGTAGTATCCCTTTCAGAGTTGTACCAATCTGCAATAAGGCATTTCTTGATTCTGTTTCCGATGAGTTTGTTCCTTTGTGTACCACGTGTGCTTTGACATTTCCTTGAACCATCTGCATAAAATAGTTATTAGTTTCTAAATTGCGATCAGTGTAATGCATTTTATGCAGTAAATGATGGAAATCAGTTTTTAGATCAGATTCTGATTGCACAAAGTTTTTATGCTTTGCATACATTTCATTGTTTCTGAGTCCTTCTTCGAAAGATTTTTCAGCATCTAATAATTGATCTGACACTGTTTTCTGTTTTTCTAATACATTGGCACCTCTCAATATTTTGTATACAGCAGCCTTGTCTTTAGCTACTAGTTTTGATTCTATATTGACCATTGCTTCATCTAACTCTTCTGTAGAATGGTAAAAATCTAAATTTTCATCTTCCAAAACTTGTCTCCATTCCTCCCAACCCTGATTGTTGCCGTAATACTTGTGTATAAAAGCTGAACGAGTTTCTTTGTTTAAAGACTTGAGTATTTCTACAATTCCTTTTTTGTGGTTAGAAAGAAATGCACCTTTAAGTTTAAACCAAGGATCAGTGTCTTCAAACTCTAAATCATCTAGCTGTAGACCTAATGACATATACAAAGCACACACCTTCAAGTAGACGTCATACATATACATGACCGTTGATGATATTGACTGTTCATTTTCGAGATCAGAAATTCTAGACAAGATATTTGCATTGAAGTCCATGTCTGATGAGTATACGTTAATGCTACCTGTAGCTGGACTACAATTTATGATCACAGATGTTGTTTGCAATCTTACAGAACGTAAAGGGATGCATATAGCATTTTCATATTTCTCCACATCTTGTGCGGCTTCTCTCATGCTGTTACGTGTTTTGAAGTCAACCACATGCAATTCTACAGTCTCTCTTTTATCTAAACCAGTGTATGTAACGTCAGGATTTAGGATGCTCGTAAGTACAAATGCATCTGGTCTTTTCGTTAAAACAGACGAAGGCATATTAAAATCTGTATTGAATTCAGCATGCAAAAATTCTTCAACAGTTTGTTCATTATGCCAACTTGGGAAGTAATCTAGCATAGTATCTCCAAACCAATCGTGTATCAATTCCCTCAGCTCTGAAACATTCTCTTTACAACGTAATACATTGGCACTAGTTGTAGTGAATTCCTCTCTAGCATCTGGCTCCTTTAATGCTATGTATTGTGCTTCTCTAATCAAAATGTTAAGTTGAGCTTCAAATGGTCTGGGCAAGCCTTCTACAGAGTTTAGAACATCTAAATAAGCTTGTATTTCGTTATCTGCACTATTTGCACCTTCCATGTTAAGTGAACGATAAGGTCATGCAAGAGCTTATAGAAATTTGGGTTAACAAGAAAAGAGTATGCAATGCTTAGCAATTAAGTATAAAAGTGCTGATTTGAATAGATTTGT